CCTCTACAAACTCCTTTAAGCGCATCGAGTCTGCTCGAATGAACGGCACCTCTGTGAATGTGGGCGACGTAACAGTCACCAAAGGTGGCACTGTTGTAGCGAAGGTCAATGCGGGTGTAGGTCAAAGCTTGATGGGTATTTACACTGTACCTGCGGGTTACACTGCTTTTCTGCATCAAGGCGTGATGACGATCAAGACGGGCGGGGACGCTACCGGAACTTTTTACTACCGTGTTCCGGGGGGTAGGTTCCTGATCGGTCACACATTTGAGGTGGCAAGTTCCGAGTATCACTATGGGTTCGCCTACCCCTTTGCTGTCCCAGAAAAGTCAGATCTTGACGTACGTGCTTCTGTACGCACCAACAACTCTATTGTTACGTCGGCCTACGATTTGACGCTGATTAAAAACGGAGGCCCACTGTAATGGCCAAAGTCGATAAGTCTAAAATGAAATGCAACAAACCCAAGCGCCAGATCTCTGGCGGCAAGAAGTCTGTTGTGAAGGCCTGTAAGGACGGTAAGGAGAAGATCATTCGTTTTGGTGATGCCAACATGACTATCAAGAAGTCAGACCCCAAGCGTAGGAAGTCTTTCCGAGCGCGTCATGGATGTGATACGAAGAAGTTAGATAAATTATCGGCCCGTTACTGGTCGTGTAAGATGTGGTGACTTCTATGAGCCAAGTTCAAATAACCGCCGAGGAGCTTGAAGCGATGCTCGCTCGCTCAGCAAAGCGAGGAGCAAGGGCCGCGCTTGAAGAGCTCGGGTTGCATGATGATTCGGCTCCCAAGGATTTGGACGAGCTGCGCAGTCTTTTGTCCGCATGGCGTGACACCCGCAAGGCGGTATGGCAGACTACTGTCAGGCTTGCCACTGGTGGTCTGCTGTTGTTTATAGCGGGTGCTGTATGGATGTCTTTCAAAGATAACGTGGGTCAGTAATATGAACCGCACTAACATGTCGTTTCAAGTGACTAAGCCGCCGGAGAAAAAGTCTAATGGCCGAAAAAACAAAGAAGGACGCTTGTTATCACAAGGTGAAAGCTCGGTACAAAGTGTGGCCGAGCGCGTACGCAAGCGGAGCACTGTCGAAGTGCCGCAAGGTCGGCGCGGCAAACTGGGGCGAATCTTCTAAAAAGCAGAAGAAAGCTGAGGGTGGTTTAATTGCTGCAGTTGATAACCCTAAGCGGCCTGCTCGCAATCGTTATACGGAAGGCGGGATCATTGCTTCTGGTTGTGGCTGCGTTGAGGAGAGCCGTCGCAAAAGTACGAGGACGTTCTAATGGCCAAGGAAAACTCTTTACGCAAATGGTTCTCGCAGAACGACGGGAAGGGCTGGGTCGATTGTAAGACTGGCAAGCCTTGCGGTCGTCAGAAGGGCGAGAAGCGTAAGGGGTATCCTGCTTGTCGTCCAACAATGGCACAGTGTACATCTGCTGCGAAGAAGAAAAAGTCTTCTAAGCGCATAAGCTGGAAAGCAAAAAACGGTGGCCTGGTAAGGGTGTTTTGATAACTGAGAGGAATATGTTATGAAGGATCTAAGTGGAGATGGTAAAGTGACTAAGAAAGATGTCTTGATTGGTCGCGGTGTAATTGAGAAGAAAAAAGGTGGCATGATTAAAACCGGCTATAAAGACGGCGGCACAATCAAAGGCTACGCAAACGGTGGGTGCGTCATGGTTAAGACAAACCAAAATCCAACGATAACGTAAGTTGATAAAATGACAACATCTGGTTCAAGAGATTTTAACCTCGACGTCGCGGAAGCGATCGAAGAGGCGTATGAGCGCATCGGTCTTGAGATGCGGACGGGTTACGACGCTAAGACGGCTCGTCGCTCGATGAACCTGATGTTTGCTGAGTGGGCAAACCGCGGGTTAAACCTTTGGACAGTGGCGACAGGTACCACAACGGTTACACAGGGTACTTCACAGTACACCCTTGCTGAAGACGTTGTTGATCTGTTGGACATGGTACTTCGTCGCAGCGGCACTGACTACGAGATGACCAGGATTAGCCGCGGCGATTACCTTGATTTTCCTAACAAGACAGATCAAGGCCGGCCCTCGCAGTTCTACTTTGACAGACAGATCTCTCCTGTGATCACACTCTGGCAGAACCCTGAGAACAGCACGGATCAGCTGGTCTATTACTATGTGCAGCGAATCGAGGATGTAGACAGTCTCACTAACACTACAGCCGTTCCTTTCCGATTCTACCCTTGCATGGTTGCAGGCTTAGCCTATTATTTAGCTATTAAGCGGGCACCAGATCGTGTTCAAATGATGAAATCGATCTATGAAGAAGAGTTCCAGCGGGCGGCCAATGAAGACGAGGACAAGGTTCCTTTGATGTTGACCCCTAGTATTCGATACTTGAGGGTCTAAGCTATGTCGTTTGCTTCAGACAAGAACGCATTTGGAATATCAGATCGGTCGGGTTTCCGGTATCGTTTGCGTGATATGCGTAAAGAGTGGACTGGCGCTCTTGTTGGCCCTGATGAGTACGAGCCAAAGCACCCACAGCTGTACCCGCCAAGACCAGGGCCTGATCCGCAGGCTCTTCGAAACCCACGCCCCGATCAGCCAGAAGCCTTGCAGGTTTATGTCGATGTGCCCACAGTAGAGGCACCTAGCCTTGTGAATGTTCGTATGATAGGTAAGGCAGGACAAGTTACGGTGGTGACAACATGAGCTTTACATACGGTCAACTCAAGCAGGCCATCCAAGATTACAGTGATTACGACGAAACCACTTTCGTCAACAACCTTCCGTTGTTTATTCGTATGGCGGAAGAGCGCATCCTGAAGCAGGTGCAGCTTAGTCTATTCACTAAGAACGCGACGGCGAGTGTGTTTGCCAATGGGCAGTACGTTACATTGCCTACGGACTTCTTGGCGCCGTTTTCGTTGTCTTTGACAGGGACTGATGGAGACAAGTTCTTCTTGTTGTTCAAAGATCCAAGTTTTGTGCAGGAGTATAACCCTGATCCGACCACAACGGGGGCACCAGTGTACTTCTCTCAGTTTGATGTGGATAACTTGGTGCTGGCTCCAACACCGGACGCGGACTACACCGCCGAGCTGCACTACTTCTATCGTCCTGACAGCATCACGACTTTGTCCGACGACGGAACCACCTGGCTTAGTATCAACGGAGAAATGGCTTTGCTTTACGGCGCCTTGCTTGAAGCAAACATTTTCCTTAAAGGTGAGCAGGACGTTATGCAGATGTATTCGTCTCGCCTCCAAGAGTCCATCGCAGGCTTGAAACTTCTCGGAGAAGCAAAAGAGGTGACGGATGAGTATCGTCGTGGTAAGGTGGTGAGGCCAAAGCAATGACGGTTGGTTTTTTAGACGTACCCAAAGACATCCCACTTGTCGGTGTACGCACAACGAGTAATCGAGGGTTTTCGCCCGAGGAGCTCGCAGAGCAGGCCGCAGAACGGATCGTCTCCGTTTCTGACTCGGCCCACCCCACGCTTAGAGCGCAGGCGCATGCTTTTCAAAAGCAGATCGCAAAGGTCGTCGAAGAGTACCTTAAACAATCTATTCGCAGCGACCGTACAACTGTGTATAATGCCCTTAATGACTCTGGGCACCCCGAACTGGCCGATCTTATAAGGAGACTTTGACATGGCTTTCACCGGTAACTTCATGTGCACGTCATTCAAGAAAGAACTTCTTGAAGGCGGACATAACTTCTCACTCAGCGGCGGCGACACTTTTAATCTCGCTCTGTATGACAACAACGCTTCGTTCACCGCAGCGACAACAGACTATACGGCGTCTAACGAAGTAGGCGACTCTGGCTCGTATGCTGCTGGTGGTGGTGCGTTGACGCGCATCGACCCTACTTCTTCTGGTACGACAGCGTTTACAGACTTTGCTGACCTGACGTTTACGTCTGCTACCATCACTGCTCGAGGTGCGTTGATCTACAACACAACCGAAGGCGCAGGCACAGGCACAACAAACTCCGTTGTGGTTTTGGATTTTGGTGCTGACAAGACCTCAACATCAGGCGACTTCCAGATTGTCTTCCCAACTGCGGATGCGTCCAACGCTATCATCCGTATCGCCTAAACACTTTAAGGAGAGCGCGGCATGGCCCTTGTTGTCAAAGACCGAGTTAAAGAGTCGAGTACGACTTCTGGGACCGGAACATTAACGCTCGCAGGCGCGGTAACAGGCTTTCAGTCTTTTTCTACTGCGCTCTCCAACGGCGACACTACCTACTACGCCATTGCTGAATCAAGCACTGGTGCGTGGGAAGTAGGTCTTGGTACATATACCACATCTGGAACGACACTGGCTCGGACAACTGTCCTGGACAGTTCGAACTCTGGCTCTGCAATTAACCTGTCGGGCGCGGGTGCTGACGTTTTCATCACTCAACCTGCGGACAAGGCAGCATACTTCGATGGGTCGGGAGACCTGGCGCTCAACCAAGATCCGACCTCCGCACTCCAGGCTGCAACGAAGCAGTATGTGGATACGATTGCTGCGGCGGGTATTCACTATCACGACCCTGTCAGAGTTGAGCGTGAGGGCAACCTTACCGCAACGTACAACAATGGAACGGCTGGGGTTGGAGCTACTCTTACAAACTCTGGCACTCAAGCTGCTTTGGTTATTGACGGGGTAACTCTCAACAGTGCCGACCGTGTTCTTGTGTACGAACAAACGGATCAGACGCAAAACGGTATATACACCGTCACTAACACAGGCTCTGCCAGCACAAACTGGGTTCTTACCCGTGCTACAGATGCTGACAGCTACGGCCCTTCTGACCCCGACTCTCTTGGTCAGGGCGATGCTTTCTTCGTTCAGGGAGGTGCGGCGGGTGCTGGTGAAACGTATGTGATGAACACCGAGGGTACGATTACCTTTGGTACTACAAATATTACGTTTGCTCAGTTCTCCTCTGCACAGATTTACTCTGCGGGTAACGGTCTTACGCTTACGGGTGTGACTTTTGCTGCAGGTGCGGGCACCGGTGTGACTGTCAACGCAAATGACATTGCGATTGGTCAGGATGTAGGTACATCTGCGGATGTCACGTTCAACACCGTCAGTGCTGATCTAACAGGAAATGTGACCGGGGCGGTCACGGGTAATGCGTCTACCGCTTCTGCATTACAAACCGCTCGCAACATTGCTCTGTCTGGCGCTGTTACTGGTTCAACCAGCTTCGATGGCTCTGGTAACGTAACGATTGCAACTACGGCGACCTCCGACCCTACGATCACGTTAGGTGGAGACTTGAGCGGCTCTGCTACGCTGACCAACTTGGGCTCTGCTACGCTAACGGCCACGATTAACGCCAACTCTGTTGCTCTTGGTACAGACACAACAGGGAATTACGTTGCGAGTGGCGCAACAAGTGGCAACGGAATTTCAGGTTCTGCCAGTTCAGAAGGCGGAGCATTCACCGTTACTTCCAACGCCACAAACGCCAACACTGCAAGCACAATTGTATTTCGTGATGGCTCTGGCAACTTCTCAGCAGGTACAATTACTGCGGCTTTGAGCGGCAACGCTTCTACCGCGACTTCTGCAGCGGCACTGACTACGGCGCGCAACATTGCCTTGTCCGGTGACGTGACAGGTAACACGAACTTTGATGGTTCAGGCAACGTCAGCATCACTACCACGATTGCGGCTAACTCTGTCGCTTTAGGAACAGATACCACAGGTAATTATGTGGCGGATATCACTGCGGGTACAGCAATCGATGTGTCTGGTGGGGGAGGTGAAACTGCTACAGTTACCGTTAATGTAGATTTAAGCGAGCTTTCAACGTCAACCGCCGATGGTGACGGTGATTACTTCGTCGTGGTGGATACGT